ATGGCCGGGCTGGCACGCCTCTGCAAGATGTACGGCCGTATGGAAGTCCAGGGCGTGATGTGGGCGTGGGACTACGCCCGCGACGAGGCTGTGAAGGAATCGGAATTGAAGGCCGACAGGCAGCGGTGGGAAGCCAGCGAGCGGGCGCGGGCTGAACTGATGCGCGCAGCAGTCACAAGGGACGCGAGTCGGTGAATCCAGACTCCGTTCTGGCGGGTATATATACCCCGCCAGAATGCACTGCTGTCCCGACTACTGTGCCGCGCTAGCCAGTTCGGCGAGCTTCCGGTTGCGCTCGATCAGGTGCCGGAGCTGCGCCGCTCGTCGGTCGGCGTCGTCCGCAAGCCAGTACAGGCCGGGCCCGACGTCCGGCCCGACGCCAGGATCTCCGTGAGGCACGCCCGGTACGACCCCTCCGGCGGCGCCGGTTCCGCCAGCGCCGCCGGCAGCGGTTCCGCCGCCGGGCACTTGGGCGGGTTCACGGCACAGCCTGACGACAGGCACAGGGCCGCGAGCAGCGGCCCGCAGCCGCGCCAGTTCTTCCGCATAGCCTTCCTCCGCCGCTACCGTCGCCTGCCGCCACTGCGCCACCTGCGCGCGGTACGTCGCCTCCTGCGCCGCCTGCGCGGCCCGTAGGCGGTCCACGTCCTCCCGCGCGCTGTCCCGCTGGACCCGGTACACGCCGGCCAGCAGCAGCAGCGCGAGCGCCGGCACGACCCACCACAGCTTGCGTATCCACGGCCAGTACGGCCACAGCGCGAGCGGGATCACGAATTGAGCCTCGCGGGTGGTAGCTCATCCTCGTCCTCGAGGCACGCGGTCGCCTCGTCGGTCTCGCGGATCGCGTACGTCTGCAGCGCCGCGAGCAGGCTCTCGATCAGAATCGCCAGGTGGTAGTCCTGGATGGGATGCAGGCGCGCGTAGTGCCGGAGGTTCGCGACCGCGTCGGACAGGCCGACGCTGGACAGCACCTCGTCGGTCACGGCTTGGGGTCCTGCGGGCGCTGCCGCGAGAACCAAAACCCGACGATCGACAGCACGCCGGCCGTTAGGACCGACAGCAGCGCGGCGAGCGTGTCCTTCCACTCGATCGGCGTGGCGACCTTGCCGGTGATGAACAGCGCCAGCATCGCGAAGTAGCCGACGAGGAACACGATCGAGAGGACGACCTGCGCCGCGGCGGTGATGCGTTCGGTGTTCATGCTTCGTTCCTCGAGGCCGCCTGCCCGTTGGACGCGAGCCGCGGCAGCGCGCCGTATCCCGGTTCGCCCGGCGGCCAGCGGTACGCCAGCACGCGGGACCGATCGAACGGCGCGATGCTCACCGCGTTGCCCTGGTTGCCGCCCAGCACGAGCAGCCGGTTCAGCTCGTCGACGCCGACGACGAACCCGACGTGCCCGCCGCCCCTGCGCTCGAACACGACGATGCAGCCTAGCTGCGGCAGGACCAGCGGCACGCCGTAGGCCGCCCACGACCGCGCGCGGTACCACTCCCGCACGACCGGCAGGCCGGACTCGATCAGGCAGGCGGCGACGAGGGTTCCGCACCAGGGCGTTTCGTCGTCGGTCCACCACGCCTTGAGGCGCGACAGCCAGCGGGTGATCGTCGGTTCGTGCCGCGGGCCGGGGATCTCGCGCAGCCCGACGTGCTTGCGGGCCTCGGTCAGCCAGCGGGGCTCGCTCATCGCCCGTTCGCCGACCGGTACAGCGCGTCGACCTTCGCGTTCATGTCCTTGAGCAGCTCCAGCGCCTGCGTGATCTGGGTCTGGCTGGTCGCCATCAGTACCGACTGCGAGGCATTTGTCTCGCGCTGGCGCTCGATCTCCATCTGGAGCGCTGCGATCTGCCGGGTGTGCTCGACCTGGATCTGTCGCACTTCGGCCGACGAGATGGCGTTCGCGTAGGTGGTCGTCAGGAACGAGGTGACGACTGCACCCGCGACGGCGATCGCGATCTGGCGCATCGTCGCCCACGAGATGTGGCCTTCGTTGTTGTTGTCGGCGTCGGTCACTGGTCACCTCATCTGGGGTCGGAGTTCGTCGATCGCCGCCTCGATCTCGGCGAGCTTCGCGCGGGCCGTCGCGTCGGTCGGGTCGAGCGCGAGCGCGCGGAGTGGCCGGGCCTGCTGCGCCTCGAGCGCGCGGATCTGCGTCGCGAGCTCGGCATTGCGCACGGAGCGCGGCTCCGGCTCCGGTTCGCACTCGACGAGCTCGCCGTACTCGACGCGCTGCCGGCGCCAGTCCGTCACGCCCGTCGCGGCCTCGCAGCCGGGCGGGATGTTCTGAATCAGGTACGCCTCGGGGCCGTCGTAGGCCTCGCCGGTGAAGCGGCCGTCGGCGATGCGGTAGAAGTGCCAGGTCATCGCTTGATGAACTCGACGAGGATGTACGAGTCTTTCAGGTACGGATCGCCCCACGGATCGCCCTGCGGCCCCGCGCCGACACCGACGACGCTCACGGACTGGTTCGCGACGACCGAGGCAGAGATCTGCCGCATGACGGGCTGGTTGTTCGTCGGCAAGTTCGCCGAGGTCCCTTCGGACGTGGCGAGCGTCGAGCCGTTCTGGTCGATGCGCAGCCAGATCTTCAGCTGGTTGCCGCTCGCGAAGTACGGGCTCCCGGAGATCGTCGCGTTGATGCGGCCGGCCTGCGTCGGCGTGAACGACAGCGAGTGGAACGCATACGCGGTCGCCGACAGGATCAGCGGCGTCGCGCTGTACGCGGTCAGCACCTCGGTCGCGGCGTCCGGCGTGATGTCGCCGGTCTCGACGCGCCGCGCGCCCGCGGTGACGCCCGCGCCGGTCGGCCGCGGCGCCGAGGCCGTGCCGTTCGCGTACGCGACGACCCACCAGTCGTACTGCGTGAGGTCCGCGGTCTGCAGGTACACGTCGGTCGACGAGACCTGCCCGATCAGCGTGGCGCTCGAGAACGGCGTCCCGACCGCGCCGCGGTAGAGCCGGTAGCCCTGCCCTTCGATCACCGGGTCGCCCGCGGTGATCTGGATCCGCACGCCGCCGGCGGCCGGCGTGACCGTGAACGCGGTCGGCGTGCCGGGCCGCGTGTAGCCGATCGTCGGCACGATCGGCTCGCCCGGGACGGTGTAGTCGGCCGTGGCCGGGTTCGCCCAGTCGGTCGAGTACTCCTCCTTCAGCGTCAGCGTCACCGTCCCGGTCGGGTTGAACTTCCAGCCGAGGCAGCGGACGGTCTGGTTCGTCCAGCCGATCTCCGGGATCGTCACCGTGCCGGTCTCGAAGATGCGGACCGGGAACGCCGACAGGCCGAACTCGGCGACGACGGTCTTTCGGTTGCGCGACTGCCGCAGCAGGACGATCGCGTTGCGCTGGGACTCGTACTCGTCGGTGCAGGCCGCGAACTGCACCTCCTTCCACTTCTGCCCGCCGTCGGTCGCGACGAACGCGGACGAGACGCGCGGCTGGAACTCGGCCTGCTGGTAGTTCGCGGCCGCGTTCAGGAACGAGCCCCGGACGGAGTTCCACTTCGACTCCTTCGGGATCTCGGTCTCGATGTCGACCGAGCCGACGAGGTCGCCGACGGCGAGGCTGAACGACGGCGTCGCCCACGCCCCGGCGTACATCCGCCACTTCGAGCCCGAGCGGTAGATCACGCCCATCATCGACGAGGCGATGGTGGCGAGCACCTCGTAGGGGTCGTCCGCACAGCTGAAGACGGCGTTGCAGGTGTAGCGGCGCTGCATCCCCGACGGCGGCGCGCTGCCGGCGGTCAGGAACTCGTCGCAGATGTTTGCGGCGGCGACGACCAGCGCCCAGTCGATGCGGCTGGCGGGGACCTTGCGGCCGAAGCGCGTGTCCATCAAATACCGCGCCGCGATCAGCGGCGGGCACGTCGTGAACACGATGTAGGCGGGGTTCGCCGGGTTCGCGCCGGGCGAGGTGTCGAGGCGCGGGTCGTAGCAGCGCAGCCCGCGCGCGATCGCGGAGATCTCGGGCTTGCCGGAGCGGTACTTGGTCTCGTCGGCCTTGAACTTCGCCGCCAGGTACGCGACGCCGCGGCCGCGGTGGTTCGCGGTCCAGCTCGCGGAGGCCTCGCTCGTCAGGATGAAGTCCGCCGTCTGGGTCGAGGTGCCGGTGTACGGCCGCAGCCACAGGTTGTTCGCGTAGGTGCCGGCGGTCACGAGCCCGTCGTTCGCGCCGCCCGTGACGGTGCCGACGGAGATCTGCTCCTGGTTCGCCCAGAACGAGTCGTAGCCGTCGATCTCGTGGTAGGCGACCGCGAGCACCTGGTGCAGGTTCTGGTTGTCCTGGCCGGTGGTCAGCGGCGGGATCGTGTTCATGCCGGACACGCGCACCCGGCCGGCGATGATCCTCCCCGGCTCGACCGTGCCCGCGTATTCGGTCTGCACGCCGGGATTGCCGGCGAGCCGCGGCTTCGGGGTGAGCGCGCGCGAAATGCCGCTGACCAGCGCGCCCAGCGCCAAGGCGTTGGCGATCGTCACGATCGACGCCCCCGCGACCGCGGTCACGCCGACGGCGAGCGCGACGCCCGCCGTGAAGTAGATCGCCGCGATGGTGCCGACGATCTTCAGTGCCTTGCTCATTCGATCGCCCAGACGAGCTGCGCGAGCTCGAGCGGATACAACTCCACGCCGTCGCCGGCGACCGCGATCCGGTTGCCGACGCACACGCCGAGGCCGTCGCCCCGCTCGGTCGGCACCAGGCACACGTCGCCGCGGCGGGCCGCGGACCAGCGAGGCACGCCCTCGCCCAGGTAGTGGGTCACGGCGCCGGCGAGGCCTCCGTGCCGCGCGAGGAAGCGCAGCGCCGTGCGCTCGTCGTCGTACTCGCAGGCGAGGTTGACGATGAGGCTCGACCCCGTGACCGCGTCGACGCACCGGGCGGCGAACGTGCAGCAGTCGTGCTGGTCATCGATGCCGCCCCACGCGAACGTGCGCGCCCGCCCCGCCTCGATCGCCGCGTCGAGGCGTTCTTCCCAGCCGTCGAGACGCATGTCAGGCCTCGATCAGGGTGAGGGCGCAGTCGGTGATCAGGCCCGGTCGCGTCGACCAGACCGGCTCCTCGGCCAGCAGGAACTTCGTCATCGGGTCCCGGAAGATCACCGGCGAGGCGGTCGGCACGGTGACCCGCAGCGCCGGCTCGAACAGCAGCTCGGCGCCGCCGCTCGCGGTGGAGTCGACGTCCGCGATCAGGCGGTAGAGGCTGCCGGCGACCTCGAACAGGTCGCCCGCGAGCGCGAGGCCGGCGGTGCTGGCCGGCAGGTTCAGGACCGACAGCGACGAGGTCTGCGCAGAGGCGCTGCCGTTCGTGGTCGCGCAGCGGGACAGCGAGACGCCGCTCCAGAACGCGAAATCGCCGGCGAGCTTCCCCGAGGTCAGCGAGCGCAGTGACGGGTGCAGCGAGGTGCCGTTCGCGGCGAACCAGTCGACGTAGCGGCCGGCCGCCGACCGGTTCGCGAGGAACGTGTCGCCCGCGCCGGCGGACAGGCCGACGACCGCGGCCTCGCTGACGTTCCCCTTGCCGCCGAGGATCGTGTAGCGGAACGCGTAGGCGGCGGCGTTCGCCGCGGCCACGGCCGGGTGCCGGGCGCTCTGGTCGGTGCCGGTCGTGACCCACGTCGTGCGCAGGCCGCGCGCACCGTCCGCGCCGAGCGTGATGTTCGCTGAGCTCGCGGTCCACGGGCTGACGACGCCGGCGACCGGGTAGCCGTTCGCGATCAGCTCCGGGCACGCGAAGCTGCCGCGGAACGGGTTCGAGACGTCGCCCAACCACAGGCGGTTCGACGACCCGCGCATCGCCGCGAGCAGCGCCTGCAGCAGCTGCCGCCGGCGCACGCCCTCGGGAGACCGGCCGCCGACGTTCGTCAGCTGCAGCGTCACCTGCCACCGCTGGCCGCGCTCGACCGTCCGGATGCTGCCGCCGTATGGATTCGGGTTGCGACCGGTGAAGTCGAGCAGCCGCCACTCGACCTCGGCGGGGATCAGCGAGTCGGGCCAGACGAAGTCCATCAGGCGCGCGTCCGGCGGGAGTCGGTCAGCAGGCGCACGAGTTCCTCGTTGTTCCGACGCATCAGCAAGTTCGCCTGCTCGTAGGAGATGCCGGTGCCGTGGAAGGTGTAGTTGGGCGCGATCACGACGCCGCTGCCGGCGCCGTTGGGCACGATCTCGCCGGACGTGCGGGGCCGGAACAGCTCGGGTCCCCGCTCGCCGACGAGGTACGTGGTCCCCGAGCGCACCGGGCCGCCGTCGGCCTTCCCGCCGCCGAACAGGCCGCCCAGAAAGCCGAAGAACCCACCGCCTGCACCGCCGGCGGCCGTGCTGAACAGGCCCGCGAGCGCCTTCTTCACCTGGCTGGCGGCGATCTCGCGCAGGATGTCCTGCAGGAAGCCGCGGAAGTTGAGCTTGCCGGTGACCAGCGCGTTCGCGATCGCGTTCGAGAACCCGTCGGCCGCCGTCTCCCAGGCTGCGGACATCTCGGCCGCCGCGCTCAGGTTCACCGCGCGGAACGAGTCGACCTCGACCTTCGCGCTCGCGACCTTCTGGATCAGCGGCGCGAACGTCTCCTCGCCTCCGTTCAGGATCTCGGCGCCCGGGATGGACTGCTGCGAGGCGCGCATGTCCTCGAGCGCGGCCTTCCGCTCGGCCGCGATGCGCTTCAGTTCGTCCGTCGCCAGCTTGCCCGGCAGCGACAGCTGCCCGGCCACCTGCGGCGCGCGCGCGGCGGTCGCGGCGCCCGCGGCCTCCCACGTCGCCGCGAACCGCGCCTGGAACGCCTCCAGCTCGGTGCCGACGTCCGAGAACCGCTGCCGGATGATGTCGACGGCGCCGCTGAAGTCGCCGCTCGCGAACGCGACCAGGGCCGCCGCGAGCGCGCCGACCGTGCGGCCGACGAGCAGGAACGACGTCACGATGCCGTCGCCGACCGTGATCAGCAGCCGCAGGCCGGTCGCCGCCACCTCGGCCGCCCGCTTGAGGGTGTCGGACGCCGTGGCCGACGACAGCAGCGACTCGATCAGGCCGTTCAGGGTCGGCAGCAACTCGGCGGCGAGCAGCTGCCCGAAGCCACCGGCGCCGGCCCGCAGCAGGCCGAGCTTGTCGTTGAACTCGTCCGCAGCCGCGGCCGTCGAGGTCGTGATCGTGTTGCCGAGGGCGTCGGACTGCTCCGCCATTCGGCGCAGTCCCTCGCTGCCCTCGTTCAGCAGCGGCACGAGGCCCGGGCCGACCCGCTCGCCGAACAGCTCGATCGCCTTCGCGGTCTTCGCGGCGCCGTCGGGCATGGCGGCGAACTGGTCGGCGATCGCCGCCAGGTCCCTGGCCGCGTCCTTCGACCCTTCCTTCGCGAGCTTCGCGAGCGCCTTCGCCAGCTGCTCGGTCTCGACCCCGGACTGGGAGGCCGCGAACTGCAGCCGCGAGAACGCCTCGACGGTGACGCCGGCGCCGGCCGCGAGATCGCGGAAGTCGTCGGCGCGGTTCGTGGCGGCCCGCAGCGACGCCACGAGCGCCGCGCCCGTCGCGCTGGCCAGCACGGACACGGCGCCGAGCGCGCGGCTCGCCGTGTCCTTGATGTTGCGCATCCGCTGCTCGGCGATCGCCGCGGCGCGGCCCAGGTCGCCCTGGAAGCGGGCGGTATCGACCGCGAGGCTGACGACGAGGCTACCGAGCGTTGCCATTCGGGCGTCCTAGGATCCTTCGGAGGTCGGTTTCGACGTCGCCGGCGGGCGCCGGCTGTGCCGGAGCGCCGGACGCTTCGCGTTCGAGGTCGAGGAAGGCGGCCCACTCGGTGAGCTCGTCGCTGTCGAGGCGCTCGAGGAGATCACGGACCGTCATGCCCAGCCGCAGCGCGAGCGCGAACACGAAGCGCCGCCACGGCCGGGCCCTCAGTTTCCCTTGAGGTCCTCGATGTCCTTCGCGCCGATCCGGTTCAGCCGCTGCGCCACCTTCGCGACGCGGTCGAGCGCCGCCGACGACTTCGCGCTGAGGGCGTCGACGTCGTCTTTCGTGAACAGCGGCACGCCGTCCTCGCCGATCACGCAGGCGGCGACCAGCTTCGCGCGTGCGTCCCGCATGATCGTCTCGGGGTCCTGGCCGGCCATCGAGGCCTCCCAGAGGTCCCGCTGCCGGCCGGACATCACGCTGACCAGCACCTCGCCGCCCCACTCCGGGACCTGCACCGTCTCGCGGCGGGTGTCGTCCGCCGCGAGGATCTGCGCGCGCGTCAGCATCACGCGAACCAGGCCGGCTCGCCGGTAATGCGCAGCTGACACTGCGAGGTCACCTTGTCGTCCGGACCGCCGACGTCCAGCGTGAACGACTTCACCAGCGCCTGCAGCGCGGCGACCGTGCCGTCCGACAGCGTGATCGCGAACGTCCCGATCGACGCGGCGGCCTTCAGCGCGCGCAGCCGCGCCTGGCCGGCGTCGGTGATGAGGTTCATCCCGAGCGTCAGGTTGCCGAAGTCCTGCAGGCCGACGAGGAACTCCTTCGCGGTCGAGCGGAGGTGCGTCGTGTCGATCTCCGACGCGGCGCCGTCGAAGCCCGAGACCGTGTTCACCTCGCCGACGTCGATCATCGTCTGCGGGGTGGCGACGCCGCCGGACGCCCACGTCGTGTAGTTCGTGGTGTCGACGCCCTTCAGTTCGAAGCTGTTCGCCGCCTGGTTCGCGACCACGAACGCCCGGCCGTTGAGCTCCGTCATGCCGACGACGCCGGTGATCACCACGATGTCGCCGTTCGCGAGGCCGTGGGCGGTCGACGTGACGACGCCCGGGTTTGCCTTCGAGATGCCCGTGATCGTCTTCGCCGAGCCGGCCGCGCTCGCGACGCGCAGACGGGTGTTCTGACTCTTGATCGCCATTTCGCTACCTCACGTCCAGATCAGATATTCCTGCGTCACCCGGTAGAGCTCCGGATCGACGTCGGGCTCGTAGGAGTCCAGCTCCGTCTGCAACAGGTGCCCCGCGGCGACGAGCGCGTCGCGGCAGGCGTCCGCCAGCGTTCGCGCGGCCGCGTAGGTCGCCGCGTAGGCGTCCAGCTGCACGCGGTTCGCGTCGAGGTTGGCGTCGCCGCGCAGGTGGTTGGTCGGCGTCACGACGACGCGCTGCAGCGTCACGGCCGGCAACTGCAAGTCCTGCGCGCGCACCAGCGGCGAGATTCGCGTACCGACGAGCGCAGTGACGGGGGCCGCCGCGAGCAGCACGTCGCGGGCGGTCTTCACGGCCATCGGGACACCTCAGGTGAACGTCGCGCGGCCGGCCCGAACCGAGCCGCGCCAGGAGGCCTTGCGGCCGGCGACCTCGATCTCGCGGGCGAGTCGCTTCGTGATTGCGGACAGCGCCGCGCCCTTCTGGGATTCGAACGCTGGGCGAAGGAACGGCCGGGCCGGGACGGCGCGGACGGTCTTCCCGAAGAACCCTTTCCCGGGCTTGCCGAGCGAGCGCGTCCCGCGGCCGGCGTCGACCTGGCCGCGGCCGAACTCGATCCAGCGCCAGTAGTAGGCGTCCCGCCCGGACTTCTGAAACCGCTTGCCGCTGCGAACGGTGACCATCCGCTCCTCGCGGATCCCGTTCGAGCGCTTCTTGTCGCGCGTCGCGTAGATCGCTCGCTTCAGCGTGCCGGTCTTCTTCGGCACGTTCGCGCGCGCGGCGCGCAGCACCGGCGCGGAGCCCGCGGCGAGCGCCTTCTGCAGCACCTGGCCCTGCATGTGTGCGGGGACGGTGCGCAGGAGGGCCTCGCGGAGCTCGCGGAGGCCTTCGACCTTGACGACCTCAGCCATCTGCGGGGACCTCGACCGGACCGGTGATCGTGGCGCCCTCGACGTACAGCTTCAGCGTCAGTTCGTTCAGGCCGCCGGTCTGCGTCGAGAAGTCGATTGCCGTGACCGCCTTCACCTCGACGTCGTCGAGGAAGACCTTTCCCCGGCCGTGACCGGTCATCTCGATCCGAACGTTGTGCATCACGGCACCTTCGCGCTGCAGATCAGCTGCAGGCCGGCGCGGCGGCCGATCTCGCTGACCTGCTGGATGTCGTAGGTCACGCCCTCGCAGAGCAGCCGGTGCAGGACCGTGACGCCGGCGCGGTACCGGATGTCGAACACGGTGGAGACGTCGGCGTTCTCGGCCTGCGCGGCGAAGTACTCGCGGCCGCGGAGGTCGCGCTTGGCGGCCCACACGGTCGCGACGTCGGACCAGGCTTCGATCTGCTGTCCCTGAGCGTCCGGCGCGAGCGCGCGGGACTGGATCGTCACGCGGCGGTCGAGGCGCGGCGCTTTCACAGCCAGCGCGCGCGTTGCCGATCGAGCAGCCTCATTGCGGCCTTCTCGTCGTCGGCGTTCGCGTCCAGATAGAAGCGAGTCAGCAGCGCCACCGCCATGCGAAGTGGCTCCGGAACCGAGGCCTGGTCATAGCCAGCCACGAATAGCACCTTCACGGCGCCCGGCCGAGCAGCTGCCGCCGGCCAAGAAGCGCCCGGGGCCAGCACAACCCGCGCAGGCGTGGTCGTTCCGTCGAGCACGTAGTTCGGGCCCGGGACCGTCTGCTCGGCGCCTGCGGAATCTGTGTACGTGATGCTCGTCACCGAAGCGACGGGCGCCAGCGGCAACTCAAACGATCCGGCCGGGAACGCGTCGAGCGTCATTCGCCACGTCTGTGTAAGGAGCGCTCGGCCCGTGATCAGTTCGACGTCTTGACGCGCGGTCAGGATGTAGCCGGCGATCTCAGCGTCACGGTCAGCCGTGTCGACCTTGCAAACGCTCTTAGCAAACGCGAGCGGCACGGGCTCCTGCGTCGGGCCGCTGACCAGCTGCAGGCCGTAGTTCATGTCACTTGTTCTCGGGGGCGCCCTTGCGCGCCTTCGTCGCCGGGGCCGGCGCCGCGGGCACCGAGGCCCAGCCGGCACCGAGCGCGATCTCGGCGACCGCGTCGTCGACCTCGGCCTCGCCGACGTCGTGCGTGTGCTGTACGCCGTCCAGCTTCAGGCTGAACGGACGGAGTACGGTGATCTTCATGGAACCCTCGAAAGAGACGGGGCGCCCGAAGGCGCCCCGCTCGTTGACGGACGGATCAGACCGCGAACTGAACGAGCTTGATGGCCTCGGAGTCCAGCAGCATCCCGCCGACGCGCTTCGTCGCGTAGAAGTTGATGTTCGGCTTGTTCGTGTACGGGTCCCGCAGGGTGCGGATGCCGACGCGATCGACCACGCAGTAGCCCGCGCGGAAGTTGCCGAACGCGATCGACAGCGACGACGCCGCCTTCGCGGGCATGTCCTCGGCCTCGACGACCGGGTAGCCGAGCAGGGTCGACGGCTGGCCCGCCGCCAGGCCCGGCGCCCACAGGTACTGGCCGGTCGTGTCCTTGAAGCCGCGGACCTCGCCGAGCAGCGCCTTGCTCATCATCCACGCCGCGCCGGTCCGGTGACCCGCCTTCAGCTTGTAGATCGCCGTCAGCAGGATGTCGCCCTTGTTCGACGCCGCGAAGTCGCCGGCGACGCCGGTGTTCACGCGCTGCAGAGTGCCGAACGCACGCGCGCCGTCGTCCGTGGCGGCCGTCGTGTACGTCAGAAAGCCCTTCGGCTTGTTCGTGCCGTCGCCGGTCAGGAACGCCGCGCCCTCGGCGCGCGCGAACTCGTCACCGATCGACGACGCGAGCCACGCCTCGGCGTCGAAGAACATGTCGTCGAGCGACTGCTGCGACGCCACCGCGTTCGCATACACCTCGCCCATCGAGGCCGCGGCCTCGAAGAGCTGCGGCGTGTTCGTGACCGGACGCACCGCCGTCTCACCGACCCAGCCCGAGGCCGCGCCTCGCACGTCGAGCAGTCGCTTGTAGTCGCTGGTCGACACCTGAACCACGGTCGCCGCCGAGCGCATCGGCGAGATGTCGAGCAGGCGCTGCTGCACCTGGCTCGCGATCTCTTCCGGCAGCGCGAAGCCGCCGTCGGCCGCGACGCCGAGCGACAGCGCCTTGACCTCGATGTCCTTCAGGCCCGTCTCGACGCCCTTGCGCAGGAAGGCACCGAACGCCTTCTTGTGCTCGGCCTTCGCCTCGTTGCCCGGCTTGCCCGCGTCGCCGCCGGCCGCCGCGATGCGGTTGGCCTTCTGCGACGCCTCGTCGGCCCGCTTCTTGGCCGCCTCGGCCGCGTCGACGGCCGCGTTGACCTTCTCGAGCAGTTCCTTGCGCTCGGCCTCGTTGCGCGACTTCGTGTCGCGGTCCGCGGCCTGGAAGTCGGCCCACGCCTTGCCCAGGCCCTCGATCGTTTCCTTGAGTTCCATTTCGATTACCTCGTCTGCGGGAAGTTGAGAAGCGCCTTCAGCGGCGCGTGCAGTTCGTCGGGGATCTCCGGGCCGCCGTCTCGGCAGCGCAGGCCCCGGAAGCCTTCGGCGATGAACGCCTTGGCCTCCTTCCTCGAAAATCCAGCGTCCCGCAGGATTTCCTCGATCTCGCGCTCGGTCATCTCCGCGGCCTTCACGCCGCTGATCCGAGCCTTGTCGTTCGCCGGGAACGTGACCGGGGAGACTTCCCACAGGTTTACGTCCGTCAGCGTCCGGATGTCCTTGGACTGGTCGTACTCGAACTTCACGGTCGAGTAGCCGATCGACAGGCCGGTGAGCGCGCCCATCTTGACCAGCGTCAGCGCCTCGCGACCGCGCTGCGTGTCGGCCAGCTGGCCGCGCACGAACAGCCCCTTCGCGTCCTCGCGCATCGTCTGCCACACTCCGATCGGCTCGTCGGGGTTGTGCTGCCACAGCATCGCGGGCATCCGGCTCTTCTCGGCCTCGCCGAGCGTCCGCGAGAACGCGCCCTTCGCGACGATGTCGCCGTAGGAATCTACGTTGCCGAAGATCGAGCCGTAACCCTCGATCACGCCCTGCTCGTCGGCCTTCAGTTCGGCGTGGACGCGGAGCTGCTTAACTTCCATCGGTCGTGTCTCCTGCCGGCGGCGCGGCGGGCGGTTCGGCCGGCGCCGGCGGCGTGCCGGCGCGGACCATGTTCAGCGGCTGCAGGTACTCGTCGCCGTCGTCGACGGGGTTCAGGTTCTCCAGCGAGCGGATGTCGTTCGCCGACAGCCAGCCCCAGTTCCGGCCGACCGCATAGGCCTCGTACCGGCTCTTGATGTCGCCCCGCAGCAGCGCGTCGACGTTGAACTCCGGGAAGTACGTCTGCGGCGCGACGATCAGTGCCTTCGACAGCGCCTGCTCCCACCGCACCAACCACGGCCGGATGCAGTGGGTAACGAAGTCGATGCCCATGTGCTCGATGTTCGAGAACGTCGCGCGGTCGAGGTCGCCGATCAGGTGCGGCGGCACGCGGAAGATGCCGCTGATCTCCGAGCGCGTAAACTTGCGCGTTTCCAGGAACTGCGAGTCGTCGGCTGTCATCGACAGCCGCTCGATCGTCATGCCTTCCTCGAGCACGGCCGTGCGGCGCGCGTTCGCGGATCCCGAGAACGCCGCGTCCCAACTTGCCTTCAGGTTCTTGGACGCCTCCGGGCCAAGCCGCGCCGGGTGCTTGATGATCACGCCCGGCGTCGCGTCGTTCGCGAACAGGCGGCTCGCGTAGTCCTGCGTCGCGGACGCCACGCCGATCACCTCGCGCGCGTCGGACAGCACGCTGCGGCCGACGATGCCGTCGGACGACAGGCCGCGGACGTGCAGGATCTCCTCCTGCGGGAACGACACCGCCGCGCCGCTGGCGCCGGTGATGTCGTACACCAGCGACATATCCGCGCGCTGCGTGACCTGCACCCGGTCGGGGTGGATCGGCAGCAGCTCGCGCACGATGCGGTCGCCGTCCCAACTGATGATCGCGTAGGCGTTGCCGCGCAGGCACAGGTGCGCCTGCATCATTTCGCGGAACTCGAACGCGGTCTGCCAGGGGTTCGGGTCTGAGTGCAACAGCCGGTACAGCGGATGCTCGGGGACCCGCTCCTTGCCATTTGGCAGTCGGCGGTACATGTGCAGCGGCAGGCTCGCGATCGTCTCGGCGATCACGCGCACACACGAGTACACCGCCGCGACCCGCATCGCCGTTACCGTGGTCACGGCGGCGCCCGCCGCGGACGTGGAGCCGCGCAGGTACTGCTCGAGAAGATTCTCGGAGCTCACCACGGCCTTTCGGCTGAAGAGTCGGTCGAGTAGACCCATCAGAGCACCGTGATTCCTCTTGATTCGTAGACGGACGGCCCGTCCGTGCCCAGCACCGCCCGCCCGAACGCCATGAGCAGCGCGACCATGCCGTCGATCTTCTCGGCGCTGCGCTTCTTGTCCGGCGCGAGGTTCATGTTCGCGTCACTGCGCGGCACGAGGTTCGCGGCGTTCCAGAGCAGCACTGGGTCGCCGCCGTGCGCCAGCAGGCCGGCGGTGTAGGCCTCCTCGAGCGCCTTCATCGCCGGGTGATACGACTGCGGCCCCTGCCGGAACTGCACCAGTGTCAGCCCGGAGTCCGCGGCCTGCAGGTCATTGACGATCTGCGAGGCGTTCCACGGGTCGAACGCGACCTCGCGAGGCCTGAATCGCGCACAGTCGGCGAGGATATCGGCGCGGATCACGTCGTAATCCGTCACATCGCCCGGCGTGACCTGCACTCGGTTTTCTGCGATCCATGTCGCGTACGGCACCGTCCCACGCTCGGTGCGCTGCGCAACGGCCGATTCCGGGACCCAGTACCGGCCCCAGGTGTACCAGCGGCCGTCGAGCCGCCACAGCAGCCGCCACGCCGTCATGTCGCGCGTGCTGGCGAGGTCGAACGCGGCCCAGCACGGCGCGCCCGCGAGCGCGTCCAGCGGCACCGGGCCGCCGCACCGCTTCCACTTGCGCAGGTCGATCCAGCCTTCCGCCGACGCCGCGGGCCGGTTAAGGCGCTTGATCCGGAACTCGGCCAGCGCGCCCGGCAGCGCCTTCGCCTCGGTCGCGTACTGGCGGAACTTGTCCAGCCCGATCGAGATGCCGAGCAGCGGGTTGGCCTTCACCCAGCGCCGCTCGTCGAAGTCGTCGTCCTCGTCGTCCAGCGCGTAGTACAGCGCGAGGAAGTGGTCGGCCTCGATCACACCTTCGAGCACCTGGTGCGCGAACCGCCGCACCTCGGCCCACGGCCCCGGGTTCTCGTAACCCTCGGTCGTCGTGTACAGGAACAGCGGGTTCTTCCGAGCGCCCGCGGCGGACCGCAGCACGTCGTACAGGTCCCGGGTCTTGTGCGCGTGCAGCTCGTCGAACACGAGGCCCGACGGATTCAGGCCGTCCTGTGTCGACGCCTTCGCGTTGATCGGCTTGAACGTGCCTCCCGTCTCATACCGGGCGACCGCGTGCGCGAACGCCTCCAGCGAGAACGCCTCTCGTAGGTCTGCGTCCTTCTCGACCATGCGCTTCGCGACGTTGAACACGATGCGCGCCTGGTCGCCGGTCGTCGCCGCGGACAGGATCTGCGGGCCGACCTCGTGCTCGCAGCAGTAGCAGTACAGCGCGATCGCCGCGGCGAGCGTCGACTTCGCGTTCTTGCGAGCCACCGCGTACAGCGCCGTCGTGAACCGTCGGGTGCCGTCTGCCGTCCTGAACCCGAACAGGTTGCAGACGAAGAACACCTGCGCCGGCGCCAACACGATCGTCGGAACGTCCCAGACGCCCTCGACGTGCGGTAGCCGTTCAATGAACGAGCAGGCATGGTTCGCCCGCGCCGCGCTCCAGACGAACGGCGGATTCCGCTTGCGCTGCGCCCGCTTCAGGTCCGCGAGGAACCGTTTCGCGGCGAGCCTGATCCACTTGCCGAACCGCTCGCCCTTCCGGTCGGCGACCGCCTCCTCGGCGTACGCGATTGCGACGAGGACGTAGTCGTCAGGCTCCCGCCGGCGGCTCCCTGAGCCCTGCGAACTTGTTGCCCGGCTTCTCGTTGCCACTGGTCCCCAGCTTCGTGCGTGCCTGCAGGGTCATGCCGAGCTGGATCAGCCACTGGCGTAGCGAATCGTCCAGCTTCTTGAACTCCGGCGAGCTCGGGTGCGTTTCGCGCAGTTGCGCGTAGACGACCGCCGCCCGCTCCAGCGAAATCTCTTCCGTGCTCGTCAGCGCCACCTTCGGCAGGCGTTCGGCCAGCCGGCGCCACGCCGCGATCTGCGGGCCGGTAAGTCCGTCTGGCGGCTCGAGGTTGATGGGACCGGCGCCGGGCGCGTCCTCGCGCGCGCGCTCCGGGTGCTTGTCGAATGCACCGCGGAGCTGCAGCACCTGCGCCGGGGTCCGTGGCCGTCCCATAACTCGCTGTCCTACCTACGGTTTTGGAGATGCGAAAATTTGCGGGCGCGGTCGGTCATTAGCGCACGCGGCCAGGGATGCGACCCGCCCTCCCCACCTGCGCGAACCCCTGCGTCCGGGCCGTGTGCCTGTCGTGGCACGCCTTCGCCATCGCCCGCAGATTCGACCAATCGAGCCGCAGGTCGGGACGCTTGGCGATCGGGACAATGTGGTCGACCACGTCCGCAGGGGTCAGCCTGATGCGCCCTGCCCCGCAGTCGTCGCACTCGCACAGCGGATGGGCCGCGAGGAACGCGAGCCGCAGCTTCTGCCAGGTGCCGTCGTATCCGCGCTGGGTGGTCGTGCCACGTGCCCGGTCGATCTCTCGGTACTTGGCCCGCTGGTGCGCCTCGCAGTAGCGGGTACCCGAGCCGACCAGCGCACCGCATCCCATCGCCGCGCAAGGCTTGCGCGGCGCGTACGGCATCAGAGGCGCCCGGACTCCAGTCTCGAAACCCGCTGCTGCGCAGACGCGCGCGCGCCACCACGCCGGCGGATAGGGCCGGAATGACCGCGCGGCGTCGAGACCGCTGCTTCTGCAGACCATCCTCGTGCGAGGCGCGCCTTCAGCGACACCGTCGTGATTCCGAGGTCCTCCGCCCACGCGGCAGCCGGACGCGTGATACCGCCGACGGTGAGCTGCGTTCCTCGCGTCCGCCGGGCGGTGTCGACCATCTTCACCATCCCTCGCGCCTGGTTGCACTGGGCGCACGACGCGACGAGGTTCTCAACGCGGTTGTCTGCCTTCGTGCCGTTCACATGATCGACGTGCATCGAGTCCCAACCGACGCTCGTGCCGCACCAGTTGCACGCGAACGGACCCGCGCCGTGCGCGTCGTAGAACACCCTGCGGTGCGCGTATACGCGGCCGCGCTTCGCCAGCGGGTGATCGGGGGCTCGCTCAACGACGTATCCGGCCGACTGGATGTACGGTCCGGCCGGCGGCTTTCGGTCCAGCGAGCCAGTCCTGCGGAGCCGGTAGTAGTGCATCTCGCAGTACTTCGTTCGCTTACCCGTGCCTCGCGGGCACTCAGGGACGCTGCATATCCGATCCACGACGCTCACGCGTTCCAGACCAGCACCGGCACCTGGCGGTTCAACACCTCGCCGTTGGAAAGCGTGGCTTGAGCCTCCAGCATGTACCGCTGGCCGTGCACGGCAGTCCCTGCGCCCACCTTCACGGTCGACGTCGCCTGCCCCGCGTTCGTGCTCTCGACGCCCTTCACCAGTGGCGAGGGCACGCTGTGCACCACGCCCGAGAGCGTCGCCCCGGCGGGCATGTCGGTCCACTGGAAGGTCACGAGCACGTTGTCGCTCGGGTCGAGCAGGACGACATCCGACATGGTCAGTGCACCTTCGTGGAGCGTGGGCCCGCCGACACCTTCACCGTGCGACCCGAGACGACGACCGTGACCGAACGTCCACCCGCTTCGGCCGTGATGATCCGCGCGCCGGCGTCGACCTCGAGCGTCCGTCCGCCCAGGCTCACCTGCACGCGCCGGGCATCGCTGCCGACGAGCTCGCCGACGTAGACGACGTCGACCGCGGCCCCGGACTCGCTGATCAGCGCGAGCAGCGTGGCCAGCGCCGAGACCGTATCGCTGGCGGCGCCGGCCTCGGCGACCGAAACCGTCCGCAGCGCCGTGGCCGAGCTCGTGTCCGTAGCGGCACCGGTCTCGGCGACTGCCGCTGCCCGCGTGACGACGGCGCTCGCCTGATCCGTGGCGGATCCGGTCTCGCTGACGCTCGCGGACTGCACCGCCGCACCGAACGAGACGCTGTCGGACGCGCTACCCGCCTCCGCGACGGCCGAGAGCAGGATGGCGGACGTGGACAGCACGTCGGCCGCCGATCCCGTCTCCAGCACGCTCGCGAGCGCCTGCAGCGCCGCCGACACCGCATCCGCCGCCGTCCCGGTCTCCGTGACCGTGACGCTGTGCGTCGTCGCCCCGCTGGCGACCTGATCCGTGGCGGTCCCGGCCTCGCTGATCGTAACGGTGAGCGTCGCGATCGCGGCAACCGTGTCCGTGGCCGTGCCTGCCTCGGCGAGGCTGGCGGCGGCCGTGTAGGTGGCGCTCGGCGTGTCCGTGGCGGCGCCGGTCTCGGCGACCGACCGCGGGAACACGCCGGCGGCGCTCTGGGCGTCCGTGGCAGCACCCGTCTCGGCGATGGCGACCGGCGACACCCGTGCGGCGCTGGGCGTGTCCGTGGCCGCGGCCGTCTCGGTGAGGCTGCGCACGAGCGTCGCGATCGCGGACAGCGTGTCGCTGCCGGAGCCCGTCTCGGCCACGCTCACGTTGTGCGTGCCGCTGCCCCCGACCGGGTCCATGTCGAATACGTCGAAGTCGAACACGTCGTCATCAAACGGCGCGCCTTGGTCGAACGCGTCGGTGGCGCTGGCGCTCTCGGCGATGCTGACGTTGTGGACGGTGCCCCCGCCCGCGCTGCCCTTGATCTCCAGCGCGACGATCGAATACTTCTGCCCGCCCGGCGCGGACACGCCGACGGCGTACGTACCGACACTGCCCGCATCGGCGTGGTAGCCGGCGTATGTCGTGTAGTGCGCCGCGTCGCGGAAGTAGTTCGTTTCGGTCAGCGCACCCGCGTTCGTGCGCCACGTCCGCGAGGTGCCGTCCTCGGCGTCCCAGTCGTTGTTCGCGACCTGAATCGCGCTGTTCGCCTGCGTCGTCGTCAGGTTCAGCGACGGGGCTGCCTGATCGACGTTCGTCTTGCTGCTGGCGCCGACGCCATCGCTGCCGCGCCATACCTTGACGGAGGCGCCGTACCACTGCGCCAGCCCGCCAGGCGCGAAAGTGCCGGTGCCTGTCGTCGTGACCGTGACGCTGGAACCGTTGGACCCGGCCACCGCCGTCATCACGCGGACGTAGCCGTAATCGGCTATCGCAACGATCTGCTGCTCGGAGAACGTCAGTCCGGTTGCGGTCGGCGTCAACGCGCCGCCGGACCCTGAGTTATAGTTCTCGCCCTGCCCCGTCCAGACGATGACGTCGCCAGTCTGCCACGACACCGTGACGTCTTTCGACGTCGCGTTGCTGTCGAACGTCGTTTTCTGGTCGTCTACGAGGGTCGGCGCGGGCATCAGCGCCTCCGCTCAGGCGTCGCGCGCACCTCGCCGAGCCCGCCCACGCGCACGTACATCTGCGCCACAGGCCGCTCGTCGTACTCAGCGCACACGCGGCACAGCGCCCCGACGCGCGCCTGACGCATCTCGCAGCGCGAGCATCGCCGCGCCGGGCGATTTTCCGTCAAGCGATCGGGGCGCGCGCGTGCGAACGGCACGTCACTGCTTCGCGCAGACCGCGACTAGCGTCCGGCCCCGGTACGTCGGCGACAGCAGCGCCACGTCGGCCTCCGCCACGCGCCGGTACTCTGTCGCGCCCGCGATCGCGCGCTCGCCCGTGCAGGGCTTGCCCACTGCCACGTCGCCCAGCTTGTAGCCGAGCGCCCATGCGGTGTCGGCGGCGTTGCGGATCAGCTCGTAGGCGGGGCGCGTCGTCTGCGTGCCGTTCGTGCGGACGGCCCAGCGTTCCGGGACGACGCACGCGCCCGTGGGCGCCGTCGCTGGCAGCCACTCTCCGGCCGTCCAGCAGGCCGGGTACGCGGCGGCGGCATACGTCCGCGTCTGCGTCCACGAGCCCACGGCGGGCGCCGTGCACTGCGTGGTGCGCGTCTCGGCGGGAGGCTGCGGTGCGGTGCAGGTCGCGACCGGCGGCGCGATCGCGACCGTCGCCGTGCCCGAGTGCTCGGACTCGAAGCCCGCGGCGTCCTTCGACGTGATCTCGAACAGCCACGTCCCCGCCGCGAGGCCGGTGATGACCGTCGAGGACGCGGGCACCGGCACCTCGCGCAGCCACGCCAGCGGCTGGGCCTGCCCGGCGTAGATGTTGTAGCTCGCGAGGTTCGTCAGGGGCGAGCCGTCCGTGCGCGTCGTCGGCGGCGTCCACGTCAGTGTCGCCTGCCCCGTCCACGTCGGCGTGGGCGGCGGGCTCGGCGGCAGTGGCGGCACGGCCGCGACGAGCTCGGACTTCAGCTTGAACCGCTCCTGCGTGTACGTGCCCGGCGTCGGGCATCCGTCGCCGTGGCCCACCGGCAGGTCGGCCTCGCAGGCGTAGACGGCCCAGGTCGTCGGCACGTCCTGCCAGAGCCGGTTCGTCCCGCCGTTCCAGTCGCCGTACGGGCCGGCGGTCGCACGCGCCAGCACCGGCAGGTCGTTGGCGCACGGCTGCCAGTTGCTGCGAACCGTGTCCCAGCACTGATTCGGCGCGGCCCACGCCGCCGTCACGCACAGGAACAGCAGCAGCGCCAGCACGGCGCCGAGCGCGTGGCGGGGGTTCAGGAAGCGCATGAGGTGTCCTTCAGGTCCACCGCTGCCCGGTGAACCGGCCGAGCCGGACCCGGGCGTAGTCGATCTCGATGTTTCGCGCCGACGCCGCGCTGATCGCGACCGAGCCGCCGAACGTGCCGGCGATCGTCGTGCGCGGGCCCTGCGCCGAGGTGTACGTCGCGACGCGCACCTTGTTCTGGTAGACCTCCCAGTCGCCCGTCGAAGGCACCCGGTAGAACTCGTGCCGGAACCAGTTGTTCGCCGTCGCCGCCGCGCCGGTGTCGGTCGAGGACGTGCTCGCCCCGTTGTTCCGGCCGAAGCACAGCCAGTTGCCGCCGTTCGTCGACTCGACCCACAGTCCGTCCGTGCCGTGCGTGGTCGAGCTCACGTCCGTCCCGAGCCCGACGCGCGTGAGGTTCGTCGTGCGGTCGGTCGAGCGGTGCACCAGCTGGAAGTAGCCGATGCCCGCGAACGTCGTCGCGGCGATGGCCGCGCCGTTGCCCGGGTGGAAGTTCGCGCGGTTGCCGGACGTCGCGCCGGTGACGATGCGCAGGATGCCCGGGTTGTTCGCCGTGCCCGCGACCTGCACGTGCGTGCCGAGGTTGCCCGAGGCCGACCACGCGAGCTCGCCGAACTCGCCGGTCTCCACCGATCCGAACATGAAGTCGTCGCACAGGTCCTGGAAGTCGCTATCCGCGCGGCCGAACGTGTTCGAGAACACGCGCCAGCGCGAGCTCGTCGCGTCGTACCAGAACGCCAGCGTCTCGCCCGGCCACATCTCCAGTTCCTGCTGGAGCAGGAAGCGGTTCGCGGCCGTCGATCCGGTGCTCTCCGGCAGGAACGAGATGCAGTAGTCGCCGATGTTCGTGAACACCGCCAGGCGCCCGGCGCTCCCGCCGGCGAGCCCGGTGATGTCGCGCCACAGCCGGTCCGACGACACCCGCAGCACCGTCGCCTGCGACGGCTCCGCGCCGTTCCAGCCGGTCGGGTCGTAGTCGTTCTGGTTCGCCGCAATCTGCGCCGGCGAGATCACGCCCTGATCGAAGGCGAACGACGTGATCGGGTGCGGCGCGTTCCAGTCGTCCCGGCGAACCCTCGTCGCGTCCGCGCCCTGCGGCTTCGCGGACGTGAAGGCGTGACGGATGCCCACGGATCAGACGGCGAGCGAGTAGCTCAGGTTCAGCGTGTCGCCGCTCGCGACGGCCTTGTCGCCGCCGCTGAACAGGCCCGCGCTGACGAGGATGCCGGTCGTGCCGCCCTTCGTGTTGTTCGTGGTCAGGAACCCGCCCTTGATCGTGTCGGTCGCGTTGATCGTGAACGCCGCCGCCGAGCTGGTCGCCTTCGAGCCGCCGGACGCCGCCGAGAACGCCGCGGTCGGGCGGTTGGCGTTCGAGTAGGCCGTCGACTCCGTCCAGCCGGCGTGCGACGCCATCGTGTCGCCGGCGGCGATCGCCGAGTAGCCGGTCGAGCCGATCAGGCCGAAGTAGAACGCGGCGGTGTAGCCCGAGCCCGCGAGGTACTTGTCGAGCAGGTCGTTCTTGCCCACCGTGACGACGGTGTTCTCGAACGTGTCGCGCCACTTCAGCGCGCCGTCCGGACCGTAGCACTCGACGACATAGACGCCGTGCGCCTCTGCGCGCTCCGCGATGCCGCCGGTCGTCTCGACCGTCGCCGCCGCCCCGTCCCGCGCGTTCCCGCGCTCGCCCACGCCGCTCATGCGCGCCTCCGGATGATCTCGACGCCGTCGATCGTCTGCCCTTCGAACGCGTCCCAGAACGCCGTGGCGACCGCGCCGTAGGCCGCGCCGTACGCGGCCAGTGCCTCGACGTCATCGGCCGACGGCGCCGCCTGCAGCGCGTCGTGCTGCGCGATCGCCGCCGCGAGCTGCTCGGGGTGGCGCGCCTGCGCCGGGTCCAGCTCCTTCGCGAGCGCGACGGCCGCGGGCGTCGGCAGCGCCAGGCGGATCTCCTGCGCGCCGGCCTCCGCCATCGCTTCGCGGTACGCCGCGACCTTGTCCCGAATCGTCATGGTTCGCCCTCGCGTTAGTTCTCGCGGATCCCGCCCGGATTGCCGCCGCCGCTTCCACCGCCACCGCCGACCAGGTACCCGCCGGTCCCGTAGACGCTGCCGTACCCGTAGCCCTTCTGGCCCCAGTTGCCCTTGAACCCCGGGATGAACTTCAGCAGCTCGAAGAACTTGTCCCCGGCGAAGTCGCGCTGGTGGTCCTCGAGCGTCATCCGGCGGATGTCGTGCGCCGCGTAGTCCGGGTCCTCGCAGACGAGCCGGATCTCGCTGGCGTTCTGGCCCATGCGGACCTTCATCACGTCCATGTGGCCGTACCAGATCTCCTCCGGTGCGGCGACCCAGTGACCGGCGTCGTTGAGCCAGCCCATCAGCAGCCGGAAGTCCCGGCCTTGGTAGTTCTCCGTCATCGCCGAGCCGAGCGCCTCGTTCGGGACGCCGGCGAGCCGCACGACCAGCTGCTTCGGGGTCGAGCGCGTGTCCTCGACCATTTCCTCGACGCTGCCGAAGCCGCCGATCGAGCCGTAGGTGTTGCCCATCCACTCGACGTTCCCGACGCCGTCGTGCACGCGGACGATCCCGGACGGGAAGTCGAGCTCGGCCAGCAGGCGCAGGCGGACCCCGAGCTTCGCGAGCTCGGCGAGGTTCGCCGCCGCGAGGAACCGGCCGGAGCCGGCGCCGACCGGCGTCGTGAACGCCACGGCACCGGACGGCGCGGACTCGTTGCCCGCGGCGTCGCGCGCGGCCACCGTGACCGACCACGAGCCGGCCGGGGTCAGCAGCAGCGTCTTCGATGGCACCGACGTGTACGGCAGTTGCAGGACGCCGTTCACGCGCCAGGCGTAGGCGACGGTGTCGTCAGTGTTCGCAGTGCACGTGGCGATCGCGGACGTCGCCGTGATCGAACCGACGCTCAGGCCGGTCGGCACCGCCGGCGGCACGGTATCCGGCGGCGCGCCTACCGGTCCGTCGAGGTCGTCGAAGTAGACCCCGCCCAGCCCGTCGGCCAGGTTGTCGAACAGCGTGGACGGCACGGGCCTAGGCCCAGATCGGCGTGAAGCGGCGAGCCGTCGCGCGGTCGGGCGTGCCCGGCTTGTGGATCATCACCCAGACCTTGTCGCCCTCGACTAGCGCGCCCGGCGTGATCGCGACGTTGAGTTCGCCGGTGCTGTCCGTCGTCGCGCCCGCGAGCACCTGGTCGGGACCGGGATTCGCGACCGTCGGGCCGCTCGCGCTGCGCCACACGGAGACCGTGAGACCGCTTTCCGAGGTCCACGGCGTGCCGTCCTTGGCGATCAGCCGGTCCCGGAGGTACGGGACCGTCGCGCCGCCCCCGGAGATTGCGATCGTGACGTCAGCCGACCATCCGGTGCCGTCCTGAATCCGCCCGGTCAGGCTGGTCGCGGTCGTCGACCCGCTGACGGTGCCGTCCGCGTTGACGGTCAGGACGCCGCCGCCGGTGTCGTACTCGAGCTGGTGCCCCGGCGCGATGTCGGTCGGGTCGCCCTCGAGCCGGTACGCCGCGGTCGTGTCCAGCGTCCCGAACGTCACCCACGCGCGGCCCGCGGGCGGCGTGATCGGTGCGTTCTGCCCGCTAACGGCCGCGAGCGACAGGTTCGCGGTATCGCTACCGACGACCGCACGCAGCGTGGTCGCGGTGCCGTAGCGCAGCAGGCCGCCCGTGCCGAACCCGGTCACGTTGAACGTGCCCGACGTGGCGTTGCCCGTGACCTGAGTCTGCGTGACGACCGTCGCGCCCTGCACGAGTGCGATCGTGCGGTCGCCGGTCGTCGCGCCGAGGTTCGTGCCGGTGAACGCGACGCCGGTTTGCGTGCTGGTCAGGATCTCGTCGGTGTCGACGTCGGTCAGCGACGGGGTTGCGCCACCCGAAACGCCGTCCGTCCAGTTATCGACGGTGTACTGGTCGCGGGCGCTCGCGCCCTGAGCGATGCTGAATCCCGGGTTCCCGCCGGTCTTCGGCGTGCCGTCGGTACCGGAGAACACGGACGTAGGCGTGACGTCGCCCTCGCCCAGCGATACGCGGATGCCGCCCCCGGCCTCCTGCGCGACCCGCACCGTGATGCCGGTTGTCGCAGGGCTCGAGAACCCGTGGGCTACGTTGAACTGCCCGAGGAAGAGCGAGCCGTCCTTGTAGAGCGACCATGCCGTGGCAAAGACCCGAACGCGGTACGAGTCGTTGGCGTCCGTGCCATTGCAGAACACTTCGCGCGTGCCGTCGGACCAATCGCCCGGGCGGAAGAAGATCTGCGACGCCTGGATCTGCGGCTGGCTGTTCGAGTAGCGATATGCAGCGTTCGAGTAGCCGGTGTTGATCTGCACCGCGTTCGACTGAACGACGCACCGATCGCCTTGACCGGCCGAGTTCACCCACTTGGGGTCGTGTGTCGAAAGCGCCGTACCGTTGGCGTTGTTGAAGAAATTGTCGGACGCCATTACGCCGGCACCAGCTCAATGTTCGCGCCGACGTCTGCGCCGTCCGTCGCCGCGCCCTTGTAAGCGCTTCCTGCAGCCAGGCGATAGTTCCCGCCGGCGTAGTTGACGAAATTCGCCGTGTCGAACGTCGCCGGGTAGAAGTTGTTCGCAGGATGCGTGCCCGCACTCGCGCCGGGCAGCACGTTCTTGCGGAAGTCGGCGGACGGCGCGCCCGCGGTGAGCCCTGCCGCGCCGAACGTGAAGCTGCCCGATGGGTACGTACTGCCAAGCTGGTACGCGGCCGCGGGGAGGATGTTGTCGCGAAACACGAAGCCGGTCATCTGCTCGCTGCTGCTGGCCATCTGGCAGCCCCACGACGCGGTGCTCGTCCAGAGGAACGAGTTGTGGAACACCGTCACGTCGTCGCCGCCGCTGAACTGCGCGACGAACTGCTGCCCGCCTCCACTGGGGTTGCCGAGCAGCACGAGGTTGTCGTGGCAGGAAATCCGCTTCGTCCGCCCGGACGCGTGGATGTTGTCCGTACCGAGCGTCTGAATGAACTTGCAGACGTTCACGCATCGGTTGTAGCGGAGCGTGATGTCCTCGCAGACCGCGAACGTGTCGCCGCCGTCCTGGTTTCGCACGGTGACCGGGAACACGAACGACGGCGGCGCCGCGTCCCACAGGTTCTCGAAGACGTTGTTCTCACACAGCGCCCGGCGGCACTTCTTGAACTCGGCCAGCGCCTTGCACGACGGACGGCCGATGTAGGCCAGGTCGCGGAAGTAGTGGTTTCCCGTGATCGTGATGTCGGACGGGATGCCAGTCGCCTCCGAGCCGGTATCGCCGCCGCCGAACATCGTCGTTTCGCCGATCGCCTCGAGGAAGTTGTTCCGGATGAGGTGCGGCCCGCGTCCGCACCACGCGACGTAGGCTTGCGCGTCGCGACCGGTCGTGCCGCCGGCGTCCGTCCAGACGATGTTGTCGACGCGAGAGTCGACGAGCGCGATGTGATCGCCGTGCGCCTGCACGCCGCGCAGGCACTGGTTCGAGCCGTTGCCGTCGAGAATGCACCGGTCAATCGTGATGTAAGACGGCAGGTTCGCCGCCACGGTTTCCGTCGAGTTCTGCGGACCGATGCAGATCAGCGCCTGGCACCAGTTCGAGCCGCGCGGGATGACCCGAAGGCCGACGAGTCGCCAGTAGGACGACTGCGCCGGGAACGACAAACCGATGCCCGTGCTGAAGTTGTCGGCCGTCAGCGTCGGCATACTCGACGCGTCGGTCGCAATGGCGCGCACGCCGACCACCGGCAATCCCACGCCCGGCAGTGCCGTCGTCATCACGTAGATCCATCCCGTCCCCGTCTTCGTCGGGAACGTGAACGAACCATTGAAAGTGCTTCCGGACTGCACGAGGATCGTGTCGCCGCGCGCGCAGTTGTTCAGCGCGTACTGCAGACCGCAGTTGGTGCGGTTGCCGGACCCAGTGCCTGCCGCGTTGTTGTCGGAGGTGTTGGTCGCCGTCCAAGTGTTCCCGGTCGGCGCGCTGTAGGTCGTGTCCACCGTCGCGCGCGGCAATTCCGCGACGCCGTCGAAAGGGCCTCCACCTCCGCCCCCGGCCGGCTTCGACGACCACGCAAGGCCCGAGGTCACGTACCGCGTCAGCGTCTTCGACTTCAGCGACGTCGGCACGCGCTCGGTTTCCTTATGTCGGGTGGGCGACGTCGGGCGGCTTTACAGTCGCCGGACCGTTCGGCACGTAAGCTACTGATCGCACGGGTGTGCACAATTCGTGCATCGTCGGCACCCAAGAGCCGGATCTACCGGCCGGGAGTAGACGATGCGATGGAACGTTCTGGCGCCGGTCGCGGCGCTGTGCTTGCTTGCGCCCGCCGCTTACGCGGCCCCGATCATCGGAGGTGAGATCCGAAGCACCGGCCTCATCGGCGGTGCGTTCGAATTTCAGGGCTCCTACTTCTCGGTCGACGGTCGAGTCGACGACGGGCTGTTCGACCTCGGCCTCGACGTCATCGCGCCGGGCCAGACCCTGCAGCCGCTCGTCGTCTCGACCGGCGGCAACATCCGGTCCGGATCGGCGACCGTCAGCGGCACGGTGTTCCCGAACATCGCGTGGGGCTCGATCGTCGCGGAGCGCGGCTCGACGCTGAACGCGCGCGGCGCGCCGATCGCGATCACGGGCACCGGGCGCGTCACGACGCCGTTCACGTTCTCGGGCGCGCTGTGCGGCATCGTGCCGCCGGCAACCTTCGTCCAGCCGTGTGCCGTCGACCTGCGCGACCTCGTCGGCCAAGGCGTGCTCGAGATGGAGATCGGCGAGAGTTCGCTGCCCGGCTACTTCCGAACGACGTCGGCCGTCTGGCGCTTCACCGTCCCCGAACCCGCCACCCTCGCCCTGCTCGCGCTCGGCCTGGTCGGCGCCGGCGCGTCGGTGAGAAAGCGCCGGCCGGGGTCACCGGCCGGCTGAGGTAGGCGCGCCGCCGAGGGAGTGCGGGCGGCGCTGCCGGAAACAGAAAGCGCCCGGCGAGCTCGCGCTGGCCGGGCGAAGTCGGGACTACCCGACGGGGATCGACAGGGTCGGCGAACGCCACGGGGCGCGCGAGGCGCGTATCTGCGGGGTTCGTGCAGATATGCGAGGGGCTCGCCGCGCTGACACGTTCGGCGAGCCTACACGGCTGCCCGCGAATGTAGCGTGCACGAACGAGGAAATGAACGCGCAACGCCTGCATTACGCGGATATTTTTTGTCGCGACACTTTTTCGAGCGAGTCGTCGATCCGCGCGAGCCAGCCGTCGATGAACACCTTCGCGGCGTCGCGCGCGTCGTAGAACTCCTGCCGGCTCATCCCGAGCGCCGCGGCCTTCCACTTCGCGGTCCCGCCGTAGACGTAGTACGCGTCCAGCACCAGCGCCTGCAGGTGCCGTGCGCGGTTGTGCGACACGAGCAGGTAGCGCCAGGCGCGGTTGACGTGCAGCGCGTCGCCGACGTACACCTCGGGGAACCGCTGGCTGACGATGCCCTGCCCCGCGCCGTCGCGATCCTCGCGGATCGACCCCAGCGTCGAGCCGGTAGGCCCCAGGTACTCACGCGCCTGCCGGCACGGCGCGAGGCCGAGCAGTTGACGGCGCGTGCACGCCCACTGCTCGCAGACGAGGTCGATCGGGTCGCGGTTACGCGTCATCGGTCGATCTCCTTGGGACCCCACGAGGCGAACTCGCGCTCAGGCGCATTACCGAGCCCGTGGAGCCGCGACAGCCCGTAGGCGGCCAGCAGGAGCGCCTCGGCCCGGTTGTGGTCGCCCTTGCGCTCCAGCGGCGCCGTAGGGAACAGCGCGCGGGCACGGTCCCGGGCGGCGTTCTTGTCGGGGCCGAGCCCCAGCGCCCGCTTCCACGTCCCGGGCGTCACGAGCTCCCACGGCGTGACCGACACCTGCAGGGTCGCGAGCAGCGAGCCGATCCCGGCGCCGATCGTGATGCTGGACGTGCCGCCCTGCCCCGGCATGTGCTGCGGCCGCTCGACGAACGACCGGACGATGTGGCGGCCGGAGCGCGTCTCGGACAGCAGCTCGCGGAAGTCCTCGCCGTGCACCCACGCCAGTTTCCCGTCCCGGCACACCGGCAGGTCGAACACCGCGACGAACTCGCCGTGCTCGCCGATCGCGGCGCACGCACCGGTCACGCCCGGGTCGATGCCGAGCACCAGCCTCATGCCTCGTCCTCCGTGAATTCGCGGACCAGGTCGCGCCCCTTCGGCGTGAGCAGCACGAGCAGCCCCTGCCGGGGCGAGTGGCGCTCCTCGACGTACTGCGCGAGGAGCATCCGCCGCAGCCGGCCGAGGTCCACGCAGCGCGACGGGACCGGCGAGTCGATCTGCGCCAGCCCGCGCAGCCAGGCGAGGTCGGCGTCGGTGACGCCAGGGACGACGTGGACGGCGCTCATGGGCGGCTCCCGAATCGGCTCCAGCCGGTTTCGCGCGGGTCGAAGCCGCGCAGCGTCGCGTCGCGCGGCGGGATCACGATGTCGCGGCGCTCGCGCTGCCGGCGCACGACGGCACGAGGCGTCGACGAGAGCGGCCGCGGCCCGCCCTTCGCCTGGCTGTGGATGCCGGCCGCGGCGGCGACGCGCTGGACGGTGGACTTCGACCCGCCGAGGCGGCGCGCGATCGCGGCGCAGGACTCGCCGGCGCGGATCGCCTCGAGGATCTGCTCGACCTGGTCCGGCGTGTACCGCGGGGGTCGGCCACCCTTGCCCGCGACGGTCACGGCCGCCTCCCGAACGCGCGGTCGCCGTTCGACTGCTCGAGCCACGCGTCGGCCTCGCGCGCCTCGTCGGCGGTGAAGGTCGACAGCCGGCCCATCCGGGTGACCTCGCCGTCGACCTCGGCCTCGACCCCGGTCAGCTTCACGCCCGGACCGAACGTCGCGCGGGCGGCGTCGAGCATGGTGAGCAGCCCGCCGTCGACCTTGGCGAGGGATTCGCGGACCTTCGCCCGGTGGCGGTCCTCCGGAGCCGCCGGCTGGGCCAATGCCGGGCCAATAGGCGAGCCAATAGCCTTGGACATGCGAACTCCTGTTCGTGCGTTTCTATTGGCCCACCCCGTAGGGGAGAGAGAACCCGGGCCAATAGAGCCCCGGGTCTCTCCCCCGTGCTCTCTGCCAAAGCGGGCCAATAGCGGGCCAATAGCGGGCCAATGGGCCAATAGGCTCATCAGACCGCCTCCAGGAACGTCTTCCGGGCGCCCCGTTTTTCGTCGTCGGGGAGCGCGCGCTCGACCAGTGCGCCGTTCATCAGGCCGTGCTCGACCGCCGCCTCGATCTGTCGCTTGGTCAGCCGAAGCTGGGGGGCGCGGTCCCTAAGCGACCGGGGCGTGTGCCGGACGGCGTCCCGGGCCTGCGCCCGAACGAACGCGACGACCTCCCGCAGCGCGCGCTCGATGGCGTCCTCGGGGCGCGCTGCGGCGACGCGCTCGAACCCCCAGCCATCGGTGCGACGGATCCAGATCGCGTCCGGGTGCGCGTGGCCGTCCGTCAGCTTGGGGACGTGGGAGCGGAGGACCCTGCCCTTCTGGACCTCCTCGGCCGCGATCGTCGGCGGCAGCGGGAGGTCGGACTTCGCCAGGTCGTGCTTCAGGAGCACGTGCACGGCGCGGGCCGCGTCCGACATCGCGGCGCCGCCTCGACCGGCGTACTGGTCAGCGACGGCGTCCCGGCTGGCCTGCTTCGACACGTGGTGCTGGAGGAACAGCCCGCCGCCGACCTCGCGCCGGAACCGGCGCAGTGCCGTCATCAGCGCCTGCTCGCCGTCGTTCACGTACCGCTCGCCGGGCCCGAAACTGACGGCGGGGTCGATGTAGGTCGCCGCGAGCCCGATCGGCCCGTAGGCGTCGATCAGGCGTTGCAGGTGCACGGTCTCGACGAGCTGGTCGTACTCGGCGCCGACGACCAGCGGAATCCGGACGGCCGAGGCGTCGATCACGTAGAGCCGCGCCTGGACGTACCGGACCGCCTCCGCGGACAGTTGCAGCGCCTTGCAGACGTGGTGCAGGCGGTACTCGATGCGGCGGCGGTCGTCCTCGCCGGACAGCATCAGCACCGGCCCCGGGCGCATCACTTCAAACCCGAGGATGGGCTGGCCGAGGATGATGTGGATCGCCTCGTACAGCGAGAGCGTGGTCTTGCCGGTCCCGCCCTCGCCGTAGCGGACCGCGATGTCGCACGGCAGGTAGCCGTGCACGACCATCTCCGGGGCCGGGGGCGCGTTCTCGAACACGTCGAGCGACACGCGGCACTGGTCGGGATCGAACGAGACGGTCTCCGTCGGTCCGGGTGCGACCGGCTCCGTGGGCGCCTGGTCGGTCGGCGGCTCGTCTTCGTATGCCTCGACCGGCGCAAGTTCGGCCGCGATCGGTTCCGCCTGGCGCCGCCGTGTCTCGCCGAACTTCGCGACTGCGGACGTGGCCATCGGCTCGACCCGGGTCAGCAGGTCGATGCCGTCCGCGTTCTTCGTCGTGTTGCCCTGCTCGAGCAGCGCGGTGAGGTTGGCCGCGATGTCCGGCGCGCTCATGCCCCGCGCGGCCCAGCGAGCGGACAGCGACAGCATCGCCTCGTACCGGCCGTCACCCGACCGGAAGCGTTCGCGGAGCTCGGCGTCGGTGACCGTCGAGACCTTGGTCTTTCCGGTGCTGCCGTCGCCAGTGAAGTACAGCGGTTCAAGGTCGGCCGCCTGGTCGACCGTGCGGCCGTGGATCGGGATCGCGACGTACAGCGCGCCGCGGATCCGGCCGATGTAGAACGACTGCGACAGCGTGAACGACTCGCGCGAGGCGCCGCCCTTCAGCACCCGGTTGGCGCGGGCGACCAGCGTCGCGCGTTCGTCCGGCAGGGCCGGCTCCGACAGCGGGAACAGCGCCCGCCATCGCGGCCGCTGCTCGGTGTGGGATGGCGAGGTGTAGAGCACGCACTCCAGCGCCGCGCCGGCGAGCAGCGCCGCCGCCTCTTCCGGCGGCATTTCCTCGCCGTCGTAGTCGAGCTCGACGCCAAAGATCCGGCGAACGTTCGCCGCGTGCCGGATGCAGCCGGCCTCCGAGAGCGCGTCGCCGTACTCGGCCAGCGAGATCAGCGGGCAGTCGGCCTTTCGCAGATACACGGCGGCCTTCACGATGCGCGCGACCAGTTCCGTCCACGGGACGTCGGTGCGCTCGGTCTTGTCGCGGGGCGTGACGTCGGGAAACAGCGTGTAGGTAATGATCGGGTTGCAGCCGATCGAGTCCTGCGCGGCGGCCATCATGCGGCGTCCTTGCGGGCCGACTGCGATCCGTCGAACCGCTTGTAGCGGAGCAGGCGTCGGGCATCGCTGTGCCAACGGATCAGTGGCTGGCCGTCGTCGTCGCGGCAGAAAACTGCAATGTTGTTCTGGCCGAGCATCAGACCGCCGGACGTCCCGTCCCGCCGATCGGTGAAGTAGATGAACCCGACGGACCAGTGGCACGCCAGCAAAGCCGCCATGCCCAGCGGACTTCCCTTCCAATCGGACGCGGACACGCTCCGCGCGTGGAAGGGGCCGAGGAAGCAGGTCGTACCGAGCGCCTGCGCGTAGCTCCAGGCCTGTGGGATAGCCTCCGGAACCGGCCTGATGTTCGTCGACGAGAACTGCTTGACCTCAATCGCGAGCGGAACGTCGGGCAGGCCGCTGAGGCGGAACCCGATATCGAGGCGGTAGCCGGTACGCTCGAGCACGGCCTGGCGCTTCAGCGACGCGCAGAACGGCGCGATCGTGTCGGCGACGAATTGCTCGGCCGCGTCCTCCGAGTCGAACTCCATCGGCCGCGCGCCGCCCCGCCAGATGTCCGTCACAGCACCGCCCTCACCGCCCGCCCCTCGTACGTCCACGCGCCGTTGACCAGGCGGAATCCGACCAGCGCGGCGTCGTGCGGGTAGCGACACAGCGTCTCGACCGTTTCACGTGAAACGCGGATTGCGCCGTCCGGGCCGAGGTGCGGCACCAGATCGCCGGCGTAGCGGCGCGCCCGCCAGATCAGGTCGAGCTCGCGGCTGGACGGGGTTCGGCGCGTGTAGGAATCGTCCTGCGCCAAGCTGGAACCAGCACGGCTCAAGGGTGCGAATTGCGGGAAATCCGCCATCTAGCGCCGCGCAGCGAAGGGGAGTTCGCGGCCTGACTCACCCGGCCCGGGATCGCGCTCCCGGAAATTCCCGGCTTTTCCCCGGCGCGCCACGCGCTCCGCCAGTACGGTCGCGGCATGTACTCGGCTCCGCACCGCTTCGCCGACCACGCGCTCGCAGAACTCCGCGAGGTCCAGGCCGTCGACGTCGCACAGATCGGCGAGGTCGGCGTGCACTTCCGGGTCCAGCTTGAAGCGGACGTCCTTGCGCTCGAGGCTCATGGCTCAAGCCGCCTCGGAGGCGACGGGCCGCAGCTCGTCGTCGTACAGGGAATCGTCGACGGGGCATCGCCCGAGGCTGACGTGCTCGATCTGGCACGCGCGCAGGAACGGAACGACGGGGCCCCACTGGGTCACGGCGCCGGCGGTGATACGGAGTCGGCGTGCCATTTCGGCTTGGCTGCCGAAGTATTCGATCGCGGTCTGGGTGCGCATGACGCGCGACGGTATAGCGCACTGTCCTACAAGTCAAGCACGCTAAACCACAAGCCAACTAAACTGATTCGGGGATTGCCTGAAGCGGACAGCGCCGTGCCGGACACCAACGAGACGATCGGCGCACGTATCCGGCGGCTGCGCACGAGCGCGGGCCTCAGCCAGTCGGAACTCGCGACCGCGGCCGGCGTCACCAAGGCCGCGATCTCGCAGTGGGAGACGGGCAACGTCTCCAATCTGAAGGCCGTAAACCTCATTGCCTTGGCGCACGCGTTCGAGGTGTCGGCCGAGGAAGTGTGGTCGGGAATGCCGGCAAAAGCCGGGCCGACTGCGCTGGCCGACATCCCGCCGCGCCGGCTCGATCTCATCCGCGCGTACGGTCGACTCCCGGATGCGTGGCGCAAGCCGATCCGGATGATGATCGAGTCCCTCGACGCCTCCATCGACCCCAAACGTCGCGCGTTTGAGGCCGACCGCGCGCGTGCCTCCGAAGTGATACGGCGTTCGGGGAAAGCCCGAGACAAGGCGCCGACGTAGCGACATAACACGTCAAGCGCACTGCCCGGGTTGTTTAGTGTGCTTGACGATGCGTTTAGTGCGCTGTACGCTCCTCCTACACGCTGTAGGAGGACGCCATGTCTCGCGTTGCTCAGTTCCGAGGATTCGGCCGCGCCGTCGCGCGCTTTCGCCGCGCCGTCGAGGCCGGCGACGAGCTCGCCCAGGTCGCGGCCCTCACCGACCTCGACGCCCTGAAGAACCGCGCGCGGGGGTTCGCATGAGCCCCGCCGACCGGATCGTCTGGGCGCTCGGCGCGCTGTCGCTGATCGTCTCGTGCCTCGCGATCGTCGCGGTGCTCGTGACGGTCGTCGTCGAGCGGTTCGAGCGACGCCGGCCGACCGACGTGCTGCCCCCGCCCGTGCGCGACGTGAACCGGCAGTCGTCGTCGCTGATCGACGTGGACTTCCGCCAGCGCCGGAGGCTGTCGTGAAGGCCGGCGCGTTCGGGTTCGACGCGAACGGGAGCCCGGTCGACGGCCCGGTCGTCGTCGTGATCGACAACGGCCGCGCGTGCGCGACCCCGCAGTACCTGCGCGCGATGCGCGTGATCGAAGCCGATGTCGAGGATCCGCGCGCGGTCGAGTACCAGGCCGAACGCGATCGCGATGCCGCCGAGTGGCGCCAGCTCGCGGCGCGCATCAACGCGGAGGCCGCGCGATGAAGGCCCTGCGCGTCAACGTCCCCTTCGCCCGCTACGTCGAGATGCCGGGCACGAACGCCTCGTTCCTGAAGCGGTTCGCGCGCAGCCCCGCGCACGCGCGCGCGGACGTGACGGTGAGCGGCGACGCCGTCGAGTTCGGCTCGGCCGCGCACTGCGCGGTGCTCGAGCCCGAGCGGTTCCCGCGTGACTACGTCGTCTGGGACCGCCGGACCGAGTCCGGGACGATGGCGCCCCGCCGCGGCAAGGCGTGGGACGAGTTCCGCCTGGCGCACGCCGACGCCGAGATCATCACCGCGGACCAGTACGCGCGCGCGTGCACGCTGCGCGACGTCGTGCGCGCCGACCCGGACGCGATGCGCTACCTGCGCGTCGGGTTCGCCGAGGTCGTCGTGCAGTGGGCGCTCGGCGACCGGCCATGCAAGGCGCGCGTCGACTGGATGGCGACGGTCGACGGGCAGCCCGTGCTCGTCGACCTGAAGACCACGCGCGACGTGCGCCCGGACGTGTTCGGCCGGTCGTGCGTGCAGTTCGGCTACCCGCTGCAGATGGCCTGGTACGCCGACGGGCTCGAGGCGGCGACGGGCCACCGCCCGCGCGTGGTCGTGATCGCGGTCGAGAGCGACGCCCCGCACGCGGTGGGCGTGTTCACGGTGGGCGACGACGTGCTCGACCTCGGCCGCGCGCAGTACCAGGCGCTGCTCGAGCGGCTCGCCGAGTGCGAGACGCGCAACGAGTGGCCCGGCCCGGTGATCGGCGAGCAGCCGCTGGTGCTCCCGGCGTGGGCGTGGCCGGACGGCGAAGACACGGGCGGCGGCGAGGACCTGAACTGGGAGAACGCAGCATGACGGACACGAAGCGGCCGGAGATCCCGGAGACGTACCAGGACTGCGTCACCACGCGGTTCATGCAGGCCGAGGAGCTCGGCGACCGGAAGGTGACGCTGCGGATCGCGGCGCTGTACCGCGAGGAGCTCGCGAACGAGGAAGGCGGGACGTCGACGAAGACGACGATGGAGTTCGCGAAAGCGAACGGCGAGGTGATCAAGAAGCGCCTCGTCCTGAACCGGACGAACCTCGACTGTCTGCGCGCGCTGTGGGGCGACAAGGTCGCGGACTGGGTCGGGCACCGGATCACGATCCACGCGGTCCCGAACTGCTACCGCGGCAAGCCCGGCGTTCGCGTGTGGGGCTCGCCGGACCTCGAGCGCGACGTCGAGGTCGACGTGAAGTTGCCGCGCAAGCGCCCGTTCAAGATGACGCTGCACCGCGTCGAGCCGCCGGCGCGCGCCGCGACCGGCACGGAGGGCTGACGATGGCCCGTGGCCGCCCGCCGAAACTGCCTGGCGCCGCCTACGTCGACATCGCGTCGACGATCCACGTCCCGCCAGGTCCCGCGCGCGCGGCGCGGCTGCGCGAGCTGGCGGCGAAGTGGGGATGCCACGTCGAAACGATCCGCGACGCGGTCAACCGCGTGCAGAAAGCGGCGAAGGCGTAAGCCCCGCCCTCCCCGCCGCCGACGAGCAACTGACTACAGACCAGAGGGCCGCATGTTCCTGAGCGACGCCGACGTGACCGCGATGACCGGGCTTGCCAAGGGCAAACACCGGCCGGCCACGCTGCGCCGCTGGCTGGAGCAGAACGGGTACACCTTCAAGGTGGATTTCTTCGCGCGGTACGATGGCTGGTACAGCGTCATGGACCCCCGCCAGCGAGCCGCCACCGTCGAGCCGCCGCGGGGCCGTGTGCGCGAACGGCTGCGGAGGACCGCATGACGCAACGGCGCTGTCCCGCCGGCCACCCGCTGCTCGAGCGGATGTACTGGAAGCACGGGGCCTACTACTACGTCGAGCGCGGAGAATGGCAGCGGCTCGCCGCGTCCTATCGCGCCGCGCTGCAGGCGTACGGCCGGCGCACCGCCGAGCCGACTGGCGCGATGGCGGATCTGGTGCGCGATGCCCTGCCCGGCCTGACGCACGGCAAGGCCGCGTCCACGGTCCGGCAGTACCGCTACGCCGCGATGCAGGTTGCGCACATGCTCGGCGACCTGGAGCCCGCGCAGGTCACGCAGGCCGACGTCTACGACATGCTCGACCAGCTCCGCGACACGCCGAACATGGCGAACCGCATCCTCACGGTCGCCCGGCTGGTGTTCAAGCACGCGGTGAAGCGCCGGCTGATCGCGAACAACCCGTGCACGGGCGTGGACCGCTTCGAGGAGAAGCAGCGGGACCGCTACCTGACGGACGACGAACTGGCCGCGATCCGGGCGAAGGCCGGACCCCGGCTGCAGGTCATCATCGACCTCCTGTACTTGACCGGCCAGCGCGTCGCGGACGTGCTTGCCATCCGGCGCTCCGACCTGACGGACGACGGCATCCAGTTCCAGCAGGGTAAGACGGCCATCCGTCGGACGGTCGCCTGGAACGACGACCTACGGGCCGCGGTGGAGGCCGCGAAGGCACTGACCGGGGTCGTGACCAGCCTGACGCTGCTCCGGGGCCGCTGGGGCGGTCCGGTGGACTACAAGAGCGTGCAGGAGCAGTGGACGCGGGCCTGCCGGCTGGCGGGCGTGGCAGACGCCCACATCCACGACGTGCGGGCGAAGTCGGCGACCGACGCGGAGGCCGCGGGCCTGAACCCGACGGCGCTGCTCGGCCACACGTCGCCCGCGATGACCGCCAGGTACCTCCGGTTGAAGCGCTCGCCGGTCGTTCAGGGGCCGGGGTTTAGACAAGCGTCAGACAGGGCGAAAAATGTCTAG